CGGCAAGCCACGAATCCTGGATAGACGACCGAGAGTACGGCGTTCCGTTCGACGTTCTGTGTGTGGTCGCAGACAGCGATTCGCCCCAAGTGAAGAAACTGAGCCACTCCCCCGAGGTTCCGGGATCGAAGAAGCCAACCTGTTCCGAGGACCAGAACCCGCCGCCGTTCGGATCGGCGACCCACGACAGGTTCCCGTGGAACCCACCTTGTCCGGTGAGCGTGACTCCGGCCGCGATCCCGTCGTTTGGATCCACATCGACGATAGTGAGCCTAACCTGACTCACGGAGGCGGTAGCGGGAGGATTTGCCGCAAAAACTGGAAGCGCGCAAACGAGCGCAGCGGCACAGACAGAACGTATGCCCATGGGACTCTCCTCGCGTTGCATTGTTGTGAGAGACGCGGGGCATTTTGCGTGCCTGGACGGATGGACTGACCATGACTGCACTAGCGACCATCGCCATTGCTACCGCGGCCATTGCCGGCGGGGAGATCGCTGCCGCGGCCGGAGGGGGTAGTACCGCCCTCGTCGGCGAATCCTGCGCCTTCGGCATCAACGGCATCAGCACGTTTGCCATGGCCGCTGGCGTGGAGTCGGCGGAGGCTGAGACGAGCGTGTTCACGACGAACTCGCGGCGCCGAATCGGGCGCGGCACGCTGCGGACGCCGACCGTTCGCATTGGCCGCTCGCGCATCTAGTTGACTGACAGGTTCCACCCTTAATTTGTCAGCGCTGCATCGCGACGATGCGGCGCGATGGACCTTGAAAGCCTCGTCCTCGGCGGAACGCTGAACTTCACCACCCTGGTGCCGGATTACCTTCCGGCGGACGGGTGGGTGCTGAAGTACGTGCTGGTTCCGCGTTCGGCGGGGCCTGCTGCGATCACGCTGACCGGGACGCAGGACGCGGACGACCCGACGCTGTATCGCATCCAGGTTGCGGCGGCCACGACTGCTACTTGGACGGCGGGCAACTATAGCTGGTCGTCGTGGGTGCAGAAGGCATCCGAGAAGTACGACCTCGCCAGTGGCGTCGTCAAGTTTCTGGCTGACCCGCGCACTGCGACAGCGCTGGACACGCGCAGTGATGCGCGCATCGCGCTGGACAACGTGCAGGCGCTGCTTGCCGGCAGGGCAACGAGCGGCGTGCTGTCGTACCGCATCGGCGAGCGGCAACTCCAGAACTACAGCATGGCCGAGCTCCTGCAGCTTGAGTCAAAGCTGAAGGCTGATGTGCGACGCGAGGAAGACTGCGCCGCAATCGCACGCGGCGAAGCAAGCAGCCGTCGCATGAATCTGAGGCTGAACCGTGCGTAAGCCGACGCTCATGCAGCGGATCCGCGCGGCGTTCGGTGCGTTCTCCGGCGCTCCGTCGATGCCGGCAGGCGCGGTTCCGTTCTCTCGCCAATACGCCGCTGCGCGTCAGTCGCGCACAACTGGTGGACTGGGTTCCAGTGGGAACAGCAGCGCCGACTCGGAACTCGCCTCCAGCCTGACCCGCCTTCGCGCTGCGTCGCGGCAGATGATCCGCGACAGCTCCTACGCGAAGCGCGCTCGGCTGATCGTCGTGAACAACGTGATCGGCTCCGGTGTCGGGATGCAGGCACAGGTCAAGACCACGCGGGATGACCTGAACAAGCGCGTCAACGACGACATCGAGACGATGTGGTGCGAGTGGGCTATGGCCGATTCGTGCCACACGGGCGGTGCGATGCACTTCCACGACCTTGAGCGCGCGGCCATGGGCCAAGTGTTCGAGGCTGGCGAAGTCTTCATCCGCAAGCATTACCGCAGGTTCGGCACCAGCCGGATCCCGCTCGGCCTGGAGTTGATCGAGCCTGAGCGGCTGGCGCATGAATTGGTCGATCCGGGAACGTTCGTCGCGAACAGCGAAGTTCGCATGGGCGTCGAGGTGGACGAGTTTGGGCGCGCGTTGGCGTACTGGATTCGCGCTCGCCACCCCGGTGATCTGCGAGCGCGCGTCGATACGACCGACAGGTTCGAGCGCGTAGAAGCCTCGGACATCTTCCATCTGCGAATCGTTGATCGCTGGCCGCAGACGCGCGGAGAGCCGTGGCTGCACACCGTCCTTCGCAAGATCGACGAGATGAACGAGTACACGGGCAGCGAGGTGTCTGCCGCTCGTGCCGCCTCGTACTACTTCGCCACCATCGAGACGGACAACCCGGATGCCATGCCGGATGAGACGGAGGAAGACGGCAACGGCGTCATGAACATTGACCCGCTGACGATCCAACAACTCAACCCCGGCGAGAAGCTCACCTTCCACAACCCGAACCGGCCCAACACGGCGCTGGATCCGTTCATGCGGCACATGCTGCGTGAGGTTGCGGCCGGCTGCGGGACGAGCTACGAGAGCCTGTCTCGCGACTACAGCCAGAGCAACTACTCCAGCTCGCGCCTTGCGCTGCTGGACGATCGCGATTTGTACAAGGTCGTGCAGCAGTGGTGGATCCGCAACTTCCGCCATCCGCTGCACAGGGCGTGGCTGCAACAGGCCGTGCTGGCGCGTGTGCTGACCAGCGTTCCTCCTGCGCATTACGCCGCAGACATGTCGCGCTATGAGTCGGTGCTGTTCAAGCCGCGCGGCTGGTCGTGGATCGACCCGACCAAGGAAGTGCAAGCGTACGAGAGCGCCATCAAGGCGGGTCTCACCACGCTGACCGACGTGATCGCGCAGACCGCAGACGGCCGCGACATCGAGGACGTGATTGCTACCCGCAGACGCGAACTCGACATGTTGGAGGCGGCCGACATCGCGGTCAGTACCGACGTGGCCGCCGAGATGGAGGCGAAGAAGCAGCCTGCCCAGCCGCCGGCAAAGCCTCAAGCAGATGACGACGAGCCAGCGCGCTCGCGTGTCGTTTCACTCAAGAGGGATGTGGGATGACGAAATCCACGACTCAGGTTCGTACCTTTGAGTTCGACGTTGCAACGCGAGCGAGCGACGACGCTATTCCGGTCGTCGTGTCGAGTGACGCGATCGTCGAGATGTCAGACGGCCCAGAGGTTCTGGTGCATTCGCCTGACGCAATTGACCTCCAGCGCGCCCCGCTGCCGATCATTGCCACGCATCGCGGCGGTCAGGTCAACGTCGGCATCGTCGATGACCTTCACGTATCCGGTGGTCAGTTGCGCGGCATGGCCCGCTTCGGATCGAGGCAAGAGGCGGCCGAGTACAGGACCGACGTACTCAATCGAATCATTCGTTCGGTCAGCGTTGGCTATGCCCGCCTGAAGGGGAAGGTCCGCAGCGATGGCGTGCTGCTGACCACACGCTGGATGCCGACCCATACCGCGCTTGTTGCGGAGCCGGCCGATGTCAATGCCGGCTTCTTCCGTTCCATCGCATCCCTCCCGACGTTCGAACTGGACGTGGAGGACCAACTTGTTTCACCCCCGGCGAGTCCCGCCACTACCAAGGAGCCATCAATGGCTGACCAGCAAGCCGCCGTGGGCGTCACGGATCCGCAGCCCCATGTCGAAACCCGTGCTCTGCCCGCAGAGCCGCGCCAAGCGATTGGCGCCCCCGAGATGGAGCGTTCGCGCAAGCGTGGCATCGAGAACCTGTGCAAGGCCAACAGGATCGACGACAACATGCGTGACTACTGGATCGGCACCGGAATGTCGATCGAGCAAATCACCGACGACCTTCTGAAGGTCATCGAGGAGCGCGGCAAGAACAACCCGCAGAGCATTGCCAAGCTCGGTCTGACCGACAAGGAAACACAGAACTACAGCATCTTCAACGCCGTCCGCGCCGTCGTCGATAAGAACTGGAACAACGCCGGTTTCGAACTCGACGCCAGCCGCGCGATCGCGCAGAAGCTGGGCCGCTCGCCGGACCCGCACAAGTTCTACGTGCCGTTCGAAGTGCAGCAGCGTGCTGTCCCGATCAAGCAGCGTGACCTGACCGTCGCGTCGGCTTCGGGTGGCGGCTATCTGGTGGCGACTAACAACATGTCGTTCATCGAGATCCTGCGTAACCGCTCGGTCGCATTCCGCATGGGCGCTCGTCGCCTGTCTGGCCTGACCGGCTCGGTGACGGTGCCGAAGCAGACTGCCGGCGCTACCGCCGTGTGGCTGTCGAGCGAATCGGCGACCGCGACCGAGAGTGCGCAGACCTTCGGCCAGATGGCGCTGTCGCCCAAGACGGTCGGCGCCTACACCGAAATCTCGCGCCAACTGCTGCTGCAGAGCTCG